TAACTTTAAGTCATTTACCCAAGTCGTCATTCTTGGGTCCAGCACCTTTGTACCCTTCATGCAACTCACTGCTGCACACAGACGAGAAGTGATTGAGGATTTACTTGACATTCAAATCTTCTCAAATATGAATTCTTTGCTGAAAGATCGTATTCGTTCAGCACAAAGTCAAAGCACTGATTGTGGGCATATGCTTCGACTTACAAAAGAGAAAGTTGATAGTCAACAAAAATTAATTGATTCTTTAACGGAAGTAAATCAAAATCGCCAGGAAGAAAAGCAAGAAAAATATAACAAGAATGTTGAGCGTATCGGTGAACTACAAGAACAACATAAACTGAAGAAAGAAGAAACTCTTTGTCTCGAAGAACAAATGGGTGATATTGAACCTCAAAAAAAGTTTGTTCGTAAACTACGTCAGAGTCAAGCAGATAAGAAGTCTGAACTGAAACTGATTGCTAAGGATCTGAAGTTCTTCAAAGAACACGACACATGCCCTACTTGTAGTCAAGACATTGGTGGTTTGTTCAAGCAAGAAAAGGTTAGCACAATGTCTAAAGCAGGCAAACTTCTTGCCACTGAGATTGAAGGATTTACTAAAGACATTTCAGAAGCAGTAGAAGTTGTCACTAAGATGGAAGAAACTTCTGCCAAACTATATGAAGTCCGCAGCGATAGTCATGCATTTGAACGAGAGATTGTTCGTGTTGAAATGGAAAATCTGCAGATTGCAAAGGAGATTACTGAACTGCAGCAGAGCACTCCTAATATTGATCAACAAGAAGAAGTATTGTTTGGTTATCAAAAAGAATATAATAGAACTGAAAAAGACTGTGCTGCTGTTAGTCAGCAACTGGATGAGTTTCAGGTTGTATCTTCTCTGTTGAAAGACTCTGGTATCAAGAGTCAGATCATCAAGAAGTATGTTCCTATCTTCAATCAACTTATCAATAAATATCTGCAGTCGATGGACTTCTTTGTCAACTTTACTTTGGATGAAGAGTTTAACGAAGTTATCAAGAGTCGTTTCCGTGATGAGTTCTCTTATGCATCCTTCTCTGAAGGCGAGAAACAGAAGATTGATTTGGCACTGTTGTTTACCTGGCGTGAAGTTGCCCGAATGAAGAACAGTGTTGCTACTAATCTGTTGATTTTGGATGAAGTATTTGATAGTTCTCTTGATGCATCTGGTACTGGTGAACTACTTCAAATATTAAGAAGTCTTGGAAATGGCACCAATGTGTTTGTCATTTCGCACAAAGGTGATATACTAGTAGATAAGTTTTTACGGACCCTCAAGTTTGAAAAAGTCAATGACTTTTCAAAGATGTTGGATGAGTCCTAAATAATTTTACTCTCTGAAATCTACATCATGGATTACAAACCATACTCTCCAGAGTGGCATAGAAAAAGATATCTCAAAGAAGCATTGGATATGTACTTAGACGATTACGTTTCCAATGAAGTAATTAAGAAAGATATTTTTGATATTCTCATGGAACGATCTGATTCAGCATATGCTGACTGGAACAAGACAGAAGAGTTGACATCTATGTTAGAATCTAAATAACACTGTATCTGGTGTAGATTTATGCTTTCGACCGCGTACCGACTCAGGTTAGAGTCTATCTGTAGGTGCATCGCTAACAACGAAGAAGTCCCCCTAGAGGACATGATCTGGGCAGAAAAATTAGCAAAGTCTCATACGCTTGCTAGAGATTGGTTAAACAAAGCAAGACGCCAATCCAAAGGAATTGAAGAAGGTAGTATAGACGATTTTATGAATAGGATGGGATTAGGTGACCCCGACCCATCCAATCACAGAACGGGGTTTGATGGTGCCGATGAAATTGTAGATTGGTTCCAACGCGATAAACCTGATGATTGGAGGCAACGTGACTAATGATTTTCTAGATAATCTTGGTGCCGAACAGCATCGAAAAATCAATAAAAAGGTTAGCAGGATTACACCTGAGACCTACGAAAAAATGAACGAAGAGTTTGAGGAGGAGGGTCTTGCCTTCCGAATCATTGTACCCACTCAAGAACAAATCGACGACTGGCAGAACAAATGAAAGCAATTATCTACAGCAACGGCAACATGGAATCTGATAGAGCATA